GCGACGGGCTGATGGCTGATGCATCGGCGACTCGGCCGTCAGCACTTTTGGCATGGTACTCATAGGCGCCGGTTGGCCCGGCCACGCTCAGCCCTTCAAAGGCGGAGGCGATGCGCAGCCGGAAATCATCGTTACTTTCCATCACTGCTGGGGTTGGCGGAATGGTTGTATCGTCGGCCAGGGTAATGGTCAGGCGGGTTACGCCATTGTTAACGCCGAGTTGGTCAAGGTCGCCATCCAGTGAATACGCCACCATTACCGCCTTTGCCGCCTCATTGATGCGCTGGCGCAGGATCAGCTCACGATAAGCATTTTCCTGCAGCAGTTTAACGATGGGTTCTGATTCAAGCGTCAGCGTGCGGGCGACGGCCTCCTGCTGGTCAGCAGGGTAAAGGGAAATCAGCGTCGCCTTTCGCTCAGCCAGCAGGGTTTCATAGTCCAGCGCCTCCACCACGTCAGGCGCGGGCAGCTGGCTCAGATCGATAGTTGCCATAGTCTCAGCTCACAGGAACGGTTAAGGAAAAAGGCTGCGTGCTGTCGGTGCGATTGCCGGACAGCTCAACCACCATTGCGCCGTTGATATCCGACTCAAAGCTGATGGCGGTCAGCTTTACGCGCGGCTCCCATTTCAGGATCGCTATATAACAGGCCGACATAATCTGCAGGCGCAGCGCCTCGTTTTGCGGCTGGTCAATCAGCGCGGATAAAAGCGAACCATACTGGCGACGCATCACCCTGGTGCCGACAGGGGTCAGCAGAATGTCCCGCACTGACTGCCGGATATGATCGAGGTCGGTCAGCGCGCCGCCGGTTTCCCGGTTCATGCCGATATATTTCGCGGTTGTCATATCGGTTCCCCCGTCTGGCCGCCGCTGTCGCCAGGATGTTTATGCTTGTGTAGAACCTTGCCGTTTGAGGAAAGGTTGCCGCCGGTATGCGTCACGTCGCCTTTCATCGTGCCGCCCTTAGTGACTTCCAGCTGCGCAGTTTTGAGCAGCGTTGTGCATTCCACTTCGGGCGAGTCGAAAAGGATTTTTACCGCCGCTTTGATGGTTGCGGTCTGTATGCCGGTTGCGCTCAGCGCGCCGGTTTCCGGCTCGTACTCGATCACCGCGCCGTCAGGAAATGACCAGTGTAATGCATCGGCCGAGGCAGACGGAGCCGGGTTGTCATCCGAGAAAATACCCGGCAGCACAAAGCCGGTATCAAGTTCGCCCCCGAGGCACAGAATAAGAACCTGCTCACCCACTGACGGCGCATTCCAGGAGCGGGTTTTACCCGCGCGGGCGCTCAGCCAGTGCAGCCAGTTGGTTGTATTTTTTCCGGTATCGACACGGCATAGCCCGCCGTCAAGATTGACGGCCGACACGGTTCCGATGCGGATCAGGTTGCGCAACAGGCGCTGAATTTCTGCGAGTTGTTCGTTCATGAAGTGAGGATGCCGCTAAAATGGCGCATCCTCAAAAGATTGGAGTTTGGTGAGATACTACAGAACAAATCAGAACCGATTAGTACCTGAACCAGACGTCAGGCCTTCTTAACTCTTGCTTTTCTATTAAATAATCTAGATCTGATAGTTCTTCCTTAAATCTATTTCTCAGCTCCTCCTTAACTTCTGGCTTTAAGGTTTTCGAGTTATTAATTAGATTAGTTAAAAATCTTGGATATGACTTGTAGTCTTTGTTTAAATCCATGCTCTCATCAAACTCGTGCAGTTCAATTTGAGCTATTGTATAAAGCTCATCAAACTCTTTAACTTGATCTGCCGAATAATTGGATGCCCCTGACAGAATTTCTCCATTGATTTTTTCAAGCTCAGCACATGTAGAGGTAAGTTTATATCTGATTCCTTGAAGAACTGGTACGGCCATGTTAACCGCAGTGGCGGTGTACCATCCACGCTTGACCCCCTCAATCTTTTGCTTGCTCACTTTCATTTGTTCAAGCGCACTGCTAATAGATGAGACGTAATCATGTAACTGCTCTCTCCTCAAATGCTGCTGATATCCTCCAGATTGAGATGCGGCTGAAATAGCTATCTCACTAACCGGGACAGATATTGCCCGCAATTTATCTAATATTTCGTCGGCTTCTGTTAACTTTTCCCGAAGCTCTGCTGCTAGCCCAAAAACCTTGAAACTTTTAACATCAAATTGAAAAAGAATTATAGTTAATATTCCCGCAACCAGACAAATTGTACCTCCAGAAGCATTACCTATAGTAGCGTTTATAGCGCTCGCAATAATTAGGGCAAGCCCTAGCAGCAAAAATATCACTTTGAAAAATAGGTCGTTCAACATTAAGCAGCCCCTCGTCATTTTTTATCATATTAGTGCTGAAATTATTAAATCCTCAATCATTTTTGTCTCTTGCTCATTAATACCCAGCAAAGGGCGGGCCTCATACTGCACTTCTTTGCCTTTCCGCGATGGCCGGTCGCGCAGCCCGAAATGATGCACGCGGGCCATGCGCTGCACGTTGCCCGCAAACTCAATCACAGCCTCATTGGGGCTGGCCTGCGTCTTCATGTATTTAGCCGTGCGCAGCTTTGCAAACATCTCGCGCTTTATCCGGTCCTTTTTGCTGCGCACCGGCTGCGTTTTGCGGGCTTTAAACGGCGTGCCGTCTGGTGCCTGCTGGCGTTTGATATTCTGCTGCTGACTCGTGCGCAGCTTGCGGCCAATGCTACGCGCCATCTCTTTACGCGCCGGGGCTGACAGGCTGCTGATAAGCGCCTCCAGACGGTCATTTACCAGCTGCAGCTCGCTCATGTCAGCAACTCGCTGACCAGCTCGCCCTTAACGTAAAGCTGCACCGGCCGCGCGTCATTCTCCGGCAGCGGGTTCTCGCCGACGTGCGTCACGTGCAGCCCGTCGTCGGCCTTCTTGACGATCACGCGCTCGCTCAGCTGCAGCTCAATACTGATATCGCTGGCCGTGTCGCTGATAACGTCCGTCTGGAAGGTAAAGCCCGTCCGGCGCTTTTCCTCGGTTGCCATGATGTCGGGTTCATTTGCACGCAGCCATGCCAGCAGCGGCACGATCAGCAGGTCGATATTCCCTGCGTAGTCGGTAATAACCATGTTGAGCCGGTACTGGTATTCAAACGACAGCGAGCTGGCAAGCGTCGAGACGATGCGCCCGCTGTCGATAAACACGTTGAGCGCGTCAGGGTTTCGCTGCAGCTCCGGCACGCTGTCTGTCAGCGCCTGGCGAAGTTGTTGGGGTTTCAGCATCGTGTTGTTCCTGGCAGTCTTTGATGATTTCGACCTGCAGCCCGCAGGCAGCGAGTGCGGCCTCAAGCTGGCGATTATCCGCCGCCAAATCGCCCGCTGTTTTAAGGCTGTTTCCCGGCAGCGGGCAGCTTGTCACGCGCGGACACCCAATCCAGATAATCTCTGGCGCTGCTGAAGGCCGGGCGGGTGTGCAGCCGGATAACATCGTCAGGCAGAGCAGCAGCAGACCAGTCACGCAGTATCGGATTCGCATCGGTTTCTCTCTGTATGGTCATTTCACGGTTAAGCGCGGCAGTGCTGGCGCGCCCCTGCATCAGCCGCAGCTCGGCCTCACGCTTCTGGCTGGCTCTCGCATCGGCATCCAGCCGGGCTATTGCCCTGTCGCGGCTCTCGATACCGGCTGACAGCGTGCCGATAATGCGCTGTGCGCTGGTCAGGTCGTCTTTGGCTTCTTTCCACTGCCAGCCGGTTACGCCCAGCGCCAGCAGAGCCACGGCCAGAAGCAGCGCTATCAGGCGCGTCATGTCGCACCTCGCAGGCAGTAGGCTGTCTCATTCGCGCGGCGATTTTCCAGCCCGCGATTTCTCACGCCCTTAACGAATACCCAGCGCCGCAGCTCATTACAGGCATCAGGCCAGTGCTGCAGCCTGATGTAACGGGCAAAGATCGAGCTGCAGGCCGCGCGCACGCCGACGTTAAAGGCGAATGACACGGCCGTGTCATAGACCGGCTGTGGCATATCGCTGCGCATACAGGCATCGATCCCTCGCTCGACGCGCATCACGTCATACACCAGATTCACCGCCGCCTGACGCTCGCTGATCTGGCTTTGCGGCGTCACGCCCTCTGTGTGACCGATGCCGTTCGTCCAGACTCCGGCGCTGCACTGATAGGGCGAGGTGCGGCACCCCTCGGCGTTGGCGATGAGCGCCAGTCCGGCCTCGGACGTTTTCAGGGTTTTAAACTGTGGCAGCAGCGCGGCAATCGCCAGCACGGCCACCACGGCGCAGCGTTTAACGGTCTGGCTCAAGGCTCACCCCCCGCAGGCGCTGCAGCTCGTAGGTTTTACGGCGGTAATGCCAGTTGATAAAGAACGTCGCCACGTTAGTAATGAGCGTGATAACGGCCACGCCGGAACCGACCATAAAGGCGATATCCTGTGGCGTATGACGCCCGAACCACATCAGGATGAGGCCAATCAGGTAGTTGATCACAGAGCTGATTTTTTCCATTTTTAGTCCCACAGGTTGACGGTTTCACCTGCTGAAGAGTCAGGCAGATCGGGCAGCGTTACCTCACAGCCGTGCGGCAGCACCGGCCCGCTTTCGGCAAGGCCCGGATTAGCCGCGTAAACCAGCTCGACGGCCTGCCCGGTTCGCCCGTAATAGCGCTGGCAGATTTCGTCAACGGTATCGCCCTGCTGTGCGTAAATGTTCATCAGAGCAGATCCACAATGCAGCCAGGCTTACCGGCAATGCGGCTGATACTGAATCGCGCGTCGCGCCAGTACTCGTCGGCGCTCGCCTCGATTTCGCCCGCCTTTTTCGTGCCGCTGGCGTCATAGCCGCGATAGCGCTCAACGATGGTGGCGGCGGTCAGCGCGCTGACGGCGGCAAGGTAGGCCGTAACCTTTTCGCTTTCACCGTCGAGCGATTCGGCAGGCGCGTCGGCCAGCACCTTAAAGCCCGCCGCCATCTGCGCGGCGCGCCAGTCATACAGCTCAGCATTAACTTCTGAAATCGCCGTTTTCACGGCCAGGCGCAGGCGCTGCGCCGTGACCGTTCCCTCATAGCGCAGCGAATCGCGCAGCTGCTGCAGGTCAACGTCAGGCCAGAAAAACGTATTCTTTACCGGCGGCTCGGCAGCGTCTGCCGGTCGCGGGGCGGGGATAACAACCGTGTTATTCATAATCGGCCTTTGAAATAGGTGGGCGGTGG